TCACTTTACTACAAATCAGTAGTCTTAGAACTCGAGGAGCGTTCAGATATTGATCTGAACTCATTTTCTCAAGTTTCTTGTTTTTGAACATTTTCATTACTTTTCTGGCCCAAGTCCAATCGTTTTTATTTTCATTAAAACATTGAACGGGTTGTAACCAGGTAATGAGATGTCTAAGACTCGATTTGTACGCTTCTACTCTCTCTGTGACATCGCAGTCACTAATTGGTACATCCTCCTGAATATAGTGCTCTTTTATAAAATATTCAGATTTCTTTGATAATTCACCTATTACCGTTTTAGTAATAGATTCTAAACCTGAAGAAGGCTTAGTTATGAGCTTTTTCTGAAGAAGAAGCGCAATTATCATCTGATAATCTGATAATCTCTTGTCTTGGGCATTGACCTTTGCGCCCAATCCTCCTAAATATTCAGGTCCATGTAATGATTTAAAGGTTTTTTGTAGCTCTTCCTTATGAGCATGAATGAAAACTCCTGTTGCTAACTTAAGGTCAGGACATCCGTTAACAAATTCATCATGCATAGGTCCCAAACTGGTAAGTGGTGATTCATCATCTTCTTGTTTTCCCTCAAAATCTTTTTTTGATGATTTTGAACGCCCTATGGGGTTAAGTAAACCTAGGTTTACCCAGGGTAATTTCTTGAGTTGGTTTGACCAACTATAACACTGAGAATTCAATGTTATGAAATTTTTAGAACAATAATTTTTACCAGGTGATGGGTCCAATCCGACTTGGGGAACCAAGTCCAACCAGATTTTATAGAGCTTCTGGGATGCTACAAAACCAATATCATCTCCATTGATGCCAACCTTGGCCCCTAAACCATCTCTCGAAACACATGGATATTTACCGGTATTCCTAAACAGGGATTCAGCAAATATCGCATAATTAATGACACAAAGAATAGGAAACGATAATAAGGATCCCATTAATTGTCCATTAGTTTGTGTAAAAGGCGTGTCAAAGCCTTGGAGATTTTTAAATTCTGAACCTGCGTGAATTTGGGTTTTCCCCAAACTGTTTCTGGCAAGTAACTGCATAGTTACATCTTGAGACCATTTAGATCTCATATTATCTAAGATGACTCTTAAGCAGAGCTCTGATGCATCTTGATTTAAATTATCAGTTGCAGCACTATAATCACCAGAAATAAGAAATTCATTTTTCTTCTTATTTTCGCAGACCCAG